TGCATCTATATCTGCTCCCTCAAAAGAAAGCCATTTTTGAGCGTCAGTAGGAATAAAATCATAATCTATTAATACTGATTTGTATTCTCTATCCCCAACCGTTAAAACTTGCGCTAGGTTTGGCACTTCTACAATAGGATTTAAAGGGTCTGTATTATCTACCGTTGGTCCTGTAACTGTTTGAACTCCACCGCCGCCGCCAGTAGTTATATTTACAATATATTCGTTAGGCTCTGCAACAATCGTAACATCATACGTTGTTGTCGTTACTGCTATATCTATTTCTGTTGCCATTATCTAGTAATATCACATTCAATTAAAAACTCTCCTTTTATCCAAGTATAAACATCGTTATCCGCTTCTTTGATTTGAATATCGTATTTGTAATTAGCAGCGTCAATATCAATGATCTGTTTATTGATTTTAAATTGTCCTTGTGCAGCGTTTGTAATTGTCAATCCTGCACTTGCAACGGTTGTTAAATCCAGCGCAATTATACCTCCGCATTCAGTACGTAACTGCATACGAATTACAAACCCCGTAAGATTCAAATCGACGTTATCAATTTTAATTCTAAAACCGACTTCTTCAAACGTGTCGCCTTTGTAATGTTGGAAGTTTAATCCTGCCATCTTCTACTTTTTTTAAAAATATTTCTAGTTTCTTTACGTTTTCTTTTTTCGGCTCATATTGCCTTTTACAAATACCATCCGCCATAGTCTGCATTTTTATCAGGGTAAACATCGTTATTTGAGTTACTCAAATACTCAGGAAAATCGCTGCTATTAAAACACATAAAATCAATAAACCTACGTGTATAATGTTGCGCTGTATCACGTGCTTTTTCAATTAAGAAATCAACTTCGCTTTTATCTACATTTTGACTGTTTTCAGCACCGTGTTTGTACAATCCTTTATTTCCTATAATATAAGATGCATAAGGCAAATATTCAACCATTGTCCATTGTATAACCATTGGTTTAATATAGTCGTTTACAAGCGACAAATAAGGCTCTTGCAAATCACTATCTAATATATCATCACTAATTTTATTAAATAGTTTAGTGCCTAAATAATTTTGAATGTAAATATCTTGTGCTATTTTAACAAATTGAATAAATTTATCTACATCAACGTTTCCGTTTAATGCAGTGAATCTTTTTACATCGTCTGTACTTACAAAAATTGCTATTGCCATAGTTTAATTAGTTTGGGTAAAATCCCTCGTTAGGCATATCTTTAGGCATCATTGCCACTTCTTTTGGATTTCTAACTCTATATCCTGCTTGTTCTGCTTTTGCTACTGAAATAGTTGTAGCGTTTGGATTTGTAACATCTACTTTTACTCCGCTTACATAAGTTTGACGCACCCATTTATGATGACATCTTGCTCCACCTTTGAACAAAAACAAATTGTAAGATTGTCCGTTGTGTCCAAATCCTGCGTTAACTGCATTTGAATCAGTATTTACAATATCCTCTTTACGATAAATCTTATCGCTAGACATCATTTTTTTACAGAAATCTCTTTGCGGGTTTGTGCTGCCAGTATATTTATAACGAGTTATAAAATTTAAACCCTCGATTTTTTTATCTTGTTCGCTTTTGCTGTTTGGTCTAGCTGTTATCGCTTTTGCAAACTTTTGAAATAAACTAGGATTTTGTTCTTTGTTCAATCTTTCAATCTCGGCATCAAAATCGTTTTCTAATTCTAAATCAACATCACTTTCATCGATTAAAATCCAATCAGCACCAACAGTTTCACCTTTATTAATTAAAGCGTCTGCAAATTCAAAAGGCGTTTCTACTTCGCTAGATAAAGTTGTTGTTGGTTTTAAGTTACCGCCTCCTTGTTCGGGTGGTAATAACACCAACGCTCTAATTTCATTCGCAGTCATAGATTCCAAAACCTTATTTGCCACTAATGGACTAAGCGTGTTGATTGAATTTATTACAGATTTTCCCTCATCTAGCGTAAGTTCACCGTCGTTAGTTAAAGGTTGTAAAGAATCAAAAATTAAATTCAAACTTGTTTGCGCTTCAATCTGAATAATATCAAGCGTGTCAAGTATCATTTGTTGAAACGGTTTGATAGTCATATTTTCGTAAAGGATATGACTATTTTTTAATTCATCGGCATTACTAGAAAATCCAGTACTTGTAGCAATTCCAAATAATAAAGGCGATGTTACATTATGCCCCAACATAATTTTGTGCATCGCCTCCTCACTTACATATTTATAATGTTCTGGAGCATCGTTTAAAGGTATGCTATCAACGGTGGTTTTTTTAGTTTCATCTGAATTAAATCCTATAACTACCTTTTTCCCATTTGCTCCCGTTAATGTTCTCTCAGTTTCAGCAACCATTAACTCCATTTTCTCAGGATCAGGCACACCATTATTAAAATTAACTACCGTTGTAGGACTAAAAGAGTTTTGCACCTCGTTAATTAAGTAATCTGCAACCTCTTTTTCTAGTACGCAATAAGGTAAAGCACCGTAATAATCTACGTTTGAGTAGTATTTTTGTCCTACGGTATAATTTCCACCCTTTAAAATCTGTATTTGACCGCCAAAACCAAAGGCAGGAATCGGCTTTGGTGGGAATTTTTTAGTATCTGCCCAATTATCTGAATAAAACCACGTGTCTATTTCGCCTTTATCGTTGCATTTACCCGCTCTTAATAACTGAAAAGGCACGTGTTCAACTTGCACAAGTCTTTTACTACCGTCATAAATCATTTGAAAAGCATAATTACCTAACATTTTAGCGTCTGTAATTACATTTTTTATAGTTTCTTTGCTTACTAACGATAAAAATCTAGCGTATTCGTTAGGTCTTAATCTGCCATCGGTTGCACTCAATCCTTTTCCGTACGCCAATTTAACAAAATTGTTTATAATTGCGCTATTTGTAGTGCTTGAATTATACAAATCAATCAAATAATTAAACTGATTATTTGTATCGCCAAACTCAACCCAGTCTTTTGTTTTGCTCTCGGTTATCTTTGGACTTTTGTAGCTTTCTAATTGAATAAATCTTACGTTACTGCTCATTGGTTACAAATTGGTTAGTCGTTACTCTTTGCGTGTAAACGTCTTTATTAATTGTATAGTCTAATATTGTTTGATCGGTGCAAATTATCATATCGTGTAACACTAAATCTCCTGCTGTGTTAAACGCTTCAAATGTAAGTTTATCATTTACAGTTAAAGTCATATCTGCGTTTAAAAGCACAAAGTAATATTTCTGTAAATACACCTGACTTTTAGTAAAATTGTAAGTTGTATTGTCTAAAACATTTTTAATAACAATAGTCGCTACATCATTTCCAATAGGAATGAATTTGAAAGTATGCAACGCATTGTCAGGGTTTGCTGTCATCATATACCTATTATCGTAAAAAACTCAATTTTGTTTTAAATTAAAAAAAGCGATAGTAATCCTATCGCTTTTAAGTTTGTTCAATTTAAGTTTTAAGCACCTGCTGTAACTGTAAATCCAGCAGTCGATAAACTCACTCCGATAAAGTTTGCAGGAACTGGCTCATCACCTGATAACGTAATTGTGTACCCTGACATATCGCCAAGTGCAGCACCAGTTACAAGTGTACCACCCGTTACTTCCATACCTCTAGTTAAACCCGCATAAAATAAATTTCCGTTGTTATCTTCTACAATAACCTGCGGTCTTCCGTATGCCATCAATTTTAATTCTTTGTGCATTTTTGGCGTTAATGTTTTTAAAGCCAACTCAACTACTTGCTCAAAATAAGTCGTTCCGTTGTTACGGTCAGATTTAATATTTTGTACAAAACTTGAAGTTCCTTTCAAATCATATTTAAACGCTGTTGGCGTACCTGCAACCGCATCGATAACATCTGTATCTGTTGCGTCATAAGTGTACCCAGTTGCATCACCATCGTTTACAAAATAAACAGCCTTTAAACCGCCTATAACGTCTTTGCAAACTTCTTTTCTTCCTAGTGTTAAATCACAAGCCATAATATATTTTTTGTATAAAAAAAGGTGGTGTTTATCGCACCACCTTTCAAGTTAGTTATTCAGTTAAATTAGTTAGCAGAATTAACGATTCCGTAAGTTACAATTTCCTCAACGATTCCGTATTGAACTCCGCCAGTCATTCTCATAACAATTCTTACGTTTTGTGATCCGTCGATGTCTGCCATATCAATAACTTTTACTTCGTTAGTATCGTTTAACAAACCAGTTCCAAAATAAAGGTTTTCGCTTTGTGCAGCAACCGCTGTATTGGCAGCTAAACCTTGTGTCATTTCTAGTTTAACACCGTCAAACATTAAACCGCTACCCATTGAATACCATTGTGTACCTTTTGTATCTGTACCTGATGATCCAACTCCGTTAGCTGCATAACCGCCCAACGCTCTGATGTATGCTTTGTAAATGTTTTGTGCTACAAAGATTGTTAAATCTTCTTTTCCGTACAATGTCGCAGGAATAGCATCTACAATTTTTCCAAGTTCTGCGATAACGTTTGTAGCGTCAACGGTTGTTCCTGTAATTTCGTTTGCAGTAGGTAATGCAGCGTCAAGAGACAAAAGGGTAGTAAATCCGTTAAATTGTCCGTTTGTTGCAGCAACACCTCTCCAAATATTTACCTCGTTTTCGGCAGCTACTTTAGCAACGTGATTCGCTACTAAAAAATCTGCAAAACTCGGAGGCAAAGTATCAAAAGCAGAATAACCCATTGATACCGCATCCCAATCAGAACGGAAATCTTTTTTACAAAGTTGGTTATTTACTTGTAATTCTTTTGGCTCTAAAATACGCTCGGTCAATGTGATTGTTCCAGTAGCGTCAAAGTCGCACGTTCCATCTTTCAACAAAGAACCTTGTGTTAATTTCTTAACTACTTCTTTATATTTGATGTTTGGTTTAATTGTAACCAATCCTTTCTCTAAGGTTGGAGCAGAAAGCAATGCTGCTGAGATATATTTCCCTGCTGATTCTCCTGCGTAAGTCGTTGTAATGCTAGTAGTTGTCATTTAGTATATGTATTTTTTGATTAATGATTATGCTTCTGAAGCCCAAATTCCAACACCACCAACGATAAACCATTTTGTCAATGCTACTGCTTTTAGTATAACATAGTCGCCATTGTTTGCGGTTGCTTTTGTGTTGTTTAATTTTTTACCTACTACCCCACTTGCTACTGCGTCTGCTGCTGCGTTTGCAATACTTCCGTTAATTCCATCTGTTGAAGACGGATCAATTGATAGCAATACAGCTCCATCTGCTCCGGTGTTTCTAAATGAAAATTCCATTCCGATAGTTTCGGCTGTAATTGTTGGCAAATTTAAAACGATAGCGTCTGTTGCTACGTTGTAAGTTCCTGACGCATCTGCTGCTGTAAAAGTAGTAGTTGCAGTAACCGTTGTTTCTTTTGAACGACTTAATAAAGGATCGTTACTTACTGATGTGATTGTTCTTGACATTGTTGTTTAGTTTTTTGAAAATAGTTTTTTATAAATTCTGTCTTGTGTTGTTTCAGGTCTTTTGCTATGTAGCAAATTAACTTCCACTTTCTTTTCGTTTTCAGGATTGTAAACCAAAGGCGCAGGAGCGGCAGATAATTGAACTTTCAATTCGTTTAATTCCGCTTCTAATTTTGCGTTTTTTGTTTTCTCAACTTCCAACTCTTGTTCTTTTGCGAAAAAAGTTTCTTTAGAAACTGATTCAACAATTTTTTTAGGTGTTGCTTCCATTTCAGGTGCAACAATTTCCTCAGGTGTTTCAGCACTTGCTTCTTCTACTTCCGCACTTGCCTCTTTAACCTCTTTGATAATTCCCTCTTGTTCAACTACGATAATCGCACCGTCTGCAGTTGTGTACTCGCCAACTGGCATAGCAACAATTCCCGTTTCAGATACAATACCAATCGAATAATCAGGCTCAAAAGATTCCGCTTCAACAACGGTAACACCATCTTCCAACTTCATCTGCTCCAATTTAACTTGAATAGATAAAATTGCTTTGATTTGATTTAACGTTTTTTTGTACTCCATTTTGATTTATAAATTAATAATTACACTCGTTCCTTGATTCTCTAATGAACCAATACCTTGATTGATTAATTCCCCTTTGCAGCACTCACGGCTGTACGTTTCCTCATCTGCACACAAACACCCTCTTTTATTATTTGTCGGACTTGAATTATTTTTCATTTTCTAGAATTTTTTTAATTTGTTCTATTAAATTCTGCTCCTCTTTCATCTGCATTTTGTCTGCAAAATAACCCTCGATTGAAAATCCTTTTACCTTTCCACTTTTAACATCTTCCCAAACTGCATCGTTATTACATTTCATCGAAATCATCCATGTACCAACTGGAACGTCAAAACCGTGAAAATTAGATTTGTCTTTTTCTTTGTCTTCAACAATCCAACTTTCTGTAACGGTCATTCCTTCAATCTCTTTTTCGTGTTGCTGTGTAGCGTTAGATTGATTGTTATTTATAAAAAATAACTCAGATGCTTTGCGTACTGTTTGCTCACTAAAAAATACATAAAACTCCTCACCGTTTTCTTTTCTGTAAATCTTTTTGTTTGGAATTAATGCAGCACCCATTAAGATTTTCTTCTCGATGTTTACCTCTTTTAATTCCACTTCTAATTGTGATGAAAGCGCAATAAAATCCGATTCAATCGCTGGTCTATCAACTACTGAAATAGCATCAATGCCATCTTTTTCGTTATCAATTACAAGTTCTACAATCTTCATTTTTTAGTGCTTTTAAAATATTATCGTTAAATAGTTTGTTTTGTTGTATTTTTATCCTAAACTCGCATTTCTAATAATGTTTCTGTCTAGTGATTGCCCCGTTGTAACGTCGCTCGGAACTACATAGGCTTTTACGGGTGTTTGATCTTTTGTTGCCATTATTCCCGCTAATTGATTAACTCCGCTATTACCTACCACATTAAAGTTAGGCGTAGCAGAACCTCCAGCTCCTCCTGCCGTTGGAGCAGAACCAACTGACGGAACAGAACCGCCACCACCGCCAGGCACCTTTACAGCTACAATCTTTTTAACGGACGCTATTCCTGACGCCAACGCCCCTGCCGCTGCAACAACTCCTAAACCTATACCAACTGGACCTGGCACGGCTGCAACCATTCCTTTAAATGCAGAAACTCCTGACTGAATAGTATCTATTGTTGTGGCTGCTATTGCTAAGGCTTTCCCTGCCGAAGTGTTTTTCCCTGCTAATTCCGATGCAGTATTTAACGCGCTTCCTATTGCCGATAGCATTTTCATTTTTGCAGCGGCTTCTGCCTTATCAATTTCCTCCCTAGCTTTTGCGTTTTCCTCTTTAAATTTTGTTCTGTCTGCTTCGTTTTTAAATACCATTTGGCTTTCCATTTCCTCACGTGAAGCAACGGCTGCTAATCTTTGATCAAAAGAAAATTTTTCAGAATTTGCAATAGCTAAGTTAGTTGCTGCCCTTGTGTTTGCTGCTTCAATATCTTTTTCACGCTCGGCTTTTATTTTTGCGCTATTCCATTTTAACTCGTTTTCATCCGCAACCTGACGGCTTTTATAAGATGCTTTTAATAAACTATCCTCATATTCTAAAGTGCCTTTTAAATATTCTGACCTTTTATCTAATATTGCTTTTTGTCTAGCCAATTCTGCTTCTTGGTTTGCTTTTTGCTCGGCAGCCATCTGAGCATTAAGTTGCTTTTGTTGCTTATTTGCTGACCTTAATATTTGTGCGCTTTCCGCTTCTAAGTTTAAAATTTCAGCTTTTGCGTCTGCGATTGCATCGGCTCTTTCATCTGCTGATGCTTTTTTATTTAATTGCGCTGCTCTTAATGTTTTACGTGCGTTCTCTAAAGCGTCTTTTGTATATTCTGCCTCTCCTTTTCTTATTTCCTCAATCGCTTTTTTCTTTTGTGCGTAGGTTGCATTTTCATCTGAAAGTAATTCTTTTGATTCAGCTAAATTTTTATTTAATTCAGCACGTGCAACTTTTAAATCACGCATTGCATCGCCAACTTCTTGAAGTAATTTAGCCGCTTCTGCTCCTTTTTTAAACTCGGCTGCAATCTCATCACCAACTCCTGAGATAGCACTTTTTGCATCTTTAACCGCCCCGCTAAAATCACCCGAAAAGAATTTCGCTAACGCTTCGCCAAACTTTAAAAACCGATCACGAATTACAACCATAACGTTAGACAATCCGCTCATCATTTGCTCCAACTTATCTGCTCCCTCGTCTGTTGAAGTAAAGGCTTTATACAACGCAGTAAGTCCTAACACAAGCGCAGCAATAACAGCACCGATAGGATTTGCAACCATTGCCCACATTTGCGTTAATACTGCACCAAATCCCTTTTCTGCTCCTGCTAAAGCTGGGTTTAATTCAGTAACCATATTTTTAATAGCACCAAATGAATTTCCTGCTGCACCCGCTTTACTTAAAGAGTTGCCTACTTTGTCTGCGCTTTTATCAACGCTTTGAATAGCTGTATTTAATTGCTTAACATCTTGCGTTGTTTGGTCAATATTACTATTAACTTGTAAGTCTACTATTTTTGTGATAGCCATTTTGCTGCTGTTTTAATTTGTTTCCAATTTTTAGGAAATTGATTTTTACCTTTTGCTATTGCGATTAACTCTCCGCTGTTGTTTGGCACTTCTCTAAGAAGTGTAAATATTTGTCTAAGCATTTTGATTTACTGGTATTGAAAAATTAGTACTTGTTGCGCCTATAAAAAACTCAAATAATATATTATCTTGTCTCACTAACCCCGTTGCGTTTGCAGGAACTGAAACGCTTAACAAACCATCTTCGTAAAAGTTAGTGCCAAATGAATAGCTACCTACTAAAAAACCGACTGCATTTTTTGCTCTCCACAAATCAAACTCTTTTATAAATACTTGCACCTCTATTACTTGCGCTGTATTATCTAAATCTAATGTGTTTAAATTTGATAGTCTTAATATTTCACTTTGCGCTCCTGTTAGCGTTGGCGAATTATCTAAAATCAATTCAAAGGAAGTTTCCCCAGTTGTGAGTTCGGGAGTCATCGTATTAATAATATATCGCTTGTTTGATACTATCATTTTATCTTTTAATCGTATTGAACAAATCAAAGAAGTTGGAAGCATCGCTTTTAATTTTAAAATTCTAGTGCGTTGGTTAAATAGATTCTCAATATAACTACTATAAAACTTTGCATACAATCCGGTAAAGTTTGTAGTTAAATCCCAAGCTGAAACTTCTGCGCCCCAATTTAATGATTGAGTGTAAGCCACATCTGAACCTGCTAATGGTAACTCGTTTGAAAATCTTACATAACTATCAATATCTATTGTAGTTGTATTGTCTGCTATTTTAATGTCAGGATCAACTGTTTGCGCTCCATTGCAATAAATTAAAGATGGTTTTGGAACGTAAGCGTTTTGGTCTTTGTCAAATATCGTTGCGGTCATAAAATCCGTTGCAGTTTCTCTTTCAAACATAAAGTTTTCAAAAGGTAAAGCCACCTCGTACTTTTCAGAAAATGCACTATTTTGATTCTCAAAATTTAAATCACCGTATTCTTTATTAAACGCACTTCTAAAAAACTCATTTAACAAATTAATTGATTTTTCATATTTAAACGCTATTCTTTTAAATAACTGCGGAGGGTTTATATCTATGCTATCTGTGATAACATATTCTGTTATATCTATATTTTGACCATCGTTGTAATAATCTGTTAACGGGTGCAGGTAAAATGATGTTTCGCTTTGTGGTATAACCATAATATTAAACATCTTTATCAATCCCTCGATAAAAGAAACAACCGTAATATCAGGAACGAATGATTTAATATCTATGTTTGATGTTGTTGTTTGCGCTGCTCCAAAACCTCTTAATATTTGAGTTTGTATTGCGTTTGAAACTGAATGTCCACCAGAACTATAACTTACATTTGACCAAATTTGAACCGTATGTGTTAATGTCGATTCAAAAGTTATTCCGCTATCACTAGAAACAAAGAAAGTAAAGTTATAAATATTAAAATCATCAGGGTTTGCAGTCGCTCCAAAAAATGCTAAAGCAAATATTGTTTGAGTAGCTGTGCCTACGATATTTTCAAAAGTAGAATATAAAATACCATTATTATAAACATAAAGATTATAAGGATTTGAAGCACCTGCTGTTACTGTTATCGTTAATTGCAAGGCTCTTTTTCTCCAAATTATTGGGAAGTCGTCACTATCTTCGTATGGAAAAAAGAAAGGAGCGTTATCTAAATCAAATGTTACTACGTCGGTATCTAAATTCAAGTCATCAAATAAATAAGCCGTTCGATTTGACGAATTTGTTGGGTCGGTGTCATTACTTATTACTTGAGTGTATGCTTGTTTTGATGTAAAATTAACTCTTAATTGTTGCGCCTTTATTACAAATTCATCTTGATTTTTTAAGTATAAATATAGTTTACTAAAAGTTTGGCTTTGAATAAACGCACCATCAAACTGAATACCGTAACACGTTTGAATATACTCTAATATTTTAGTGACTTTTATTGCTGGAAATATCTCATCAAATTTTAATTTTCCCGTAGTAGTTGAAATATTATCGGCTGCGGTTGCTCCAGAAGTTAAGAACAATTTTCTTTTCGTTCCAATAACTGGATATAAAATGTCATCCGTTCCATTACCATCAACTCTATTTTTAACCTGCGTTAAGTTCCACGCGTGATTTAAAGCATCGTAAGGACTTATACGAATATCATCTTCAAAGTATGCTATTGCGTTTAATTTATCGTCTTTAAAACGCTCCTTTAATTGCACTAAATTACCCGTAAAGTTTATCGAGTAACTTTCAATCTTATTATCTGTTTTTTTACTTCCTTTTAAAGACCACTTACCATACCGAAAAGGTATAGTGTCAATTTCAATATAACCGTAATACGTTATTCTGTGGTCAAACGCATCGGTTAAACTCAAAGGGTTATCTATAATTGTTGCTCCTACTTCGCTATTGTACCAATGGTAAAGAATTTTATTATTGTGGCTAGATGCTGGAATAGTAAACGCCTTTGAATAGTCAGTAAATATCTTGGCTAAATCTCTAAAATTAGTAATCGATGAAGTCACGCTAATTGATTCATCCGCAAACAACTCTAAACGGTGTCTAATTGGCGTTAGTACGTCATCAATTAACTCGTCTATGTAAATGTATAGTGCAACGTTTTTCATTTAATCTACATCGTTTATAAGGTTAAACGAGTACTCAAAATTCATTTCGTAATTAATCATCTTATCTCTTAACCTTGTTTTCTTTTGGATTGATTTGTCTTTTAAGGTAACTGGTTCGTTATCGAGTAGTATAGTTTCGCTAGATAGTAGTTCAACAAGTAACTCGATTGTGTTTTCATCCACCCATCCAGTATTAAGTTTAACAGTTTGCTTCATATCGAAGTTAAACTCTTTCTTTTGCCCTCTTAATGGGTTGTAATCAACTGCATCGGCTAACAAATTAAAACCTTTGCTCTTTACATCGTAGCTATCTGTACGTGCTTTAAAGAATGTTAAGTACTGCCAACCACCTTTTGAGTTTATAAATGTGCATTTAATCGGAGTGTAAAGGCAATTATCCCCATTTAAGAAGTAAACGAACGGTTGTGCTGGAACTGCTCCGCTTGTATCAAGTCTAACTTGTACGCTATTTCCGTTTTCAAGTCCTGCCGTTGCAGTTCTATAAGGTACTTTTAACATAA